TTGGGGTGCGGGGTCAGCATACATACTCGGCTCGTCCGGTTCTTCGTCTGTCGGGATATACACCGGCAGTAGCATCAGGGCATCAGTCAACAATAGCGGCCTCGCAGTCACCGGGGGGATTAGTGGCACGACTACTTTGCAACTGACTGGCGCGAACAGTCTTGCAATCGGTGGCGTTTCTGGAAGCTATAGGCTGCAACGAGATAGCGCGACATTTCAGTTTTTGAATACAGCCGATAATATAATGCTTGAAGTGTCGGCGGCTAGTATCTCCACTGGCTCGACTACGGCGCTGTCATTGGCGACGAGTGGGGGGACGCAGGTTCAGGTTGCGAACACCGCCAGCGCCAACCGCTACATCACCCTCACTGGTAGTAATGGTGGGAATCCGACTATTGGGACGAGCGCGGGAAGTTTGGCTGTCTCCACCAGTTTAGCTGTTACCTCAAGCGGCGGTTATCTTTCTTTTACTGGCACTTCCGGCGGGAAATATATTGGCCAAGCTGATGCGATTGTAACTGGTGCCGCATCAACCGATCTTGGAATTTCTGCCGGGAACAACTTGGTTATTGCGACGGGCGGCACAACCGAACGCATGCGTATCGACTCCTCCGGTTACGTGACTGTTAATGGCGATCCGTCTGCACTAGGATTTGGCGCGCAACAGTTTAATTCTGTTGGCAACTCTGGAACTTCTGCTGCTTTGTTTACAGAGGCTTCTGGAAGTAACGCGGCAGTAGTATTGATGGCTAGTGCATCCACTACTGGTTATACAGCAAATATGCTGGATATTAGAACCGCAATGGCATCTGGAACCGGATTCAGGGCAATTCAATATGCGTCTGATACCAACACTGGTAGATTTTATGTTCTTGGTAACGGTGATGTTCAGAACACCAATAACAGTTACGGCGCTATTTCTGATGTTCGGTTGAAAGAAAATATTGTTGATGCCTCTCCAAAACTTTCTGATTTGATGCAAGTAAGAGTTCGTAACTACAACATAATTGGGGATACTCAAAAACAATTAGGTGTAGTCGCTCAAGAGTTGGAATCCATATTCCCTGCAATGATTCAAGAAACCGTTGACCGAGATGAAAATGGAGATGATCTTGGAACTACGACAAAGAGTGTGAAATACAGTGTATTTGTGCCGATTCTTGTGAAGGCAATACAAGAGCTCAAGGCAGAATTTGACGCATACAAAGCTGCTCACCCGTAACAGGATAAAACATGGAAACCCAATTCACTTGGCTAATCGAACAGATGCAATGCGCCCCCCAACAGGATGGCGAAACGGATGTTGTCGTGGTGGCTTGCTGGCGTTGCAATGGAGCATTTGGTGACACCTACGGCACATCCTACGGCGCTTGTAACTTCACCTACACGGGCGGTGATTTCACCCCCTACGACCAACTGACTCAGGATCAAGTCTTGGGCTGGTGCTGGAATAGCGGTGTTGATAAGGATGCTGTTCAACTGGCTGTAGAGCAACAGATTAAAGATCAGATCGCACCCCCGATTATTATCCTGCCGCTGCCGTGGGCCGCATGAATTACCTTAAATCCAAAACTCTCTGGTTTTCCGTCCTGATTGCTGTGGGTGGAATTCTGGAACAGTCTCAGTCAGTCGTGTCTCAGCTAGTCGGCCCTGCTAATACGGGCTTGGTGATGCTGGTCATTTCTGTCGGAGTAGCAATACTGCGTATTATTACCACACAGCCTATAAACCAAAAGTAAACAAAAATTAAGAGGGAGTAATGGAAAATAAAGAAATTGATCTTAAACTTACAGTTTCTGAAGTTAATGCAGTACTCCAGGCTTTAGGTCAAATGCCATTTGTACAAGTAGTTTCATTGGTACAGAAGATCCAACAACAAGCCGCTCCACAAGTTAAAGAAGAAGAATGACACCTGAATTACAAAAGTACTACGAAGATAGGTTTTCCATGACAGCAACTGAAGGGTGGAAAGACCTTGTTGAAGATATTGACAATATGATATATGCTTTGAACAATATCTCGCTTATTGAGACTGATTCTCAGTTACAGTTTAAAAGAGGTGAGCTTTCAATACTTACTTGGTTAAAGAATCTTAAACAGATAAGTGAAAGAGCCTACGAAGATTTAAGTGAAAAATGAAACGTATTTATGAATTCACCTGTGAAAACGGGCATAAATTAGATCGCTACGTTGAATATCAACAGAATAGCGTTCTGTGTGACTGCGGTGCGACAGCTTCGCGCCTAATCTCTGCTCCTTCCTTTAAGTTAGAAGGGTGGTCTGGTCATTTTCCCTCTGCTCATGGCAGATTTGATCGGATTCATCGTGAAAAGTTAAAGTCGGAACAGAAAGCTAACTCTTAACCAATTTTGGCGAGTTAATCTCCTACAACCCATAGCGGCAGGAAAGGTATAAAAAATGTTAGTTGATACTGAAATTGATACGTTTAACGACAAAGAACCGGTAAAGTTGGAAGAAACCGTCGAGCAAAGTTCCAATGAACTCCCTGAGAAGTATCAGGGCAAATCTTTGGATGACATTATTAAAATGCACCAGGAAGCTGAAAAGCTCATTGGAAAACAAGCTCAAGAAGTCGGTGAAGTCCGTAAACTTGCTGATGAACTCATTAAACAGAATATCAACAAGAATCAAGAAAACATCCAGCAACAAGAGCCTGAAGTAGATTTTTTTGAAGATCCGAAAAGAGCTATTCAGAATACTGTAGATCGACACCCCGATGTTTTAGCTGCAAAGCAGGCCACGCAAGAGTTTAAAAAGATGCAAATTCAACAAAAACTCAGCAAAGACCATCCTGATTACGTTGACATTGTTCAAAACAATGACTTTGTTAATTGGGTTAAAGAAAGTCCTGTAAGGCTTGGGCTTTATGCTAAAGCAGACGGTGAGTTTGATTATGACAGTGCTAATGAATTGTTATCGACATATAAAGCGTTGCGGTCAATCAAGTCAAAGCAAGTGGAAAATGATGGTAAAGAAGTCCGCAAGCAAAGTCTTAAAGCCGCATCCGTCGATACTGGTGGTTCTGGAGAGTCTTCACGTAGGGTCTACCGTAGGGCTGACCTGATCCGTTTAAAAATGACTGACCCTCAACGATATGAAGCTCTCAGCGATGAGATTATGAAAGCATATCAAGAGGGCAGAGTTAAATAATTTAAGGAGAATTAACCATGCCGTTTCCTACCCCTGCCGTAACTACCACCACCGCAGCAACCTTCATTCCTGAGATTTGGAGTGATGAGATTGTGGCCGCTTACAAGAAAAACCTTGTTGCGGCCAACCTGGTCAAGAAAATGAACTACAAAGGCAAGAAAGGTGACACCGTTCACGTTCCTTCGCCCACCCGTGGTTCGGCCTCGGCCAAAGCTGCTTCGACCGCCGTTACTCTGATTGCCGCCACGGAATCGGAAGTGCAAGTCCTGATTGACAAGCACTACGAATACAGCCGCCTGATCGAAGACATCGTTGAAGTCCAAGCTCTGTCTTCGCTGCGTTCGTTCTACACGGAAGATGCTGGCTACGCTCTTGCTCGTCAAGTTGATACCGACCTGATTCGCTTGGGTCGCGCTTTCAACGGCGCTACGATTGGCACGAACGACTACGCTACGTCTGCTGCTTCGACCAAAGCGTACATCGGTTCGGATGGCACGACCGCGTACAACAGCACGAGCTCGAACGCCGCTGCTCTGACTGACGCTGCGATTCGTCGCACGATTCAACGTCTGGATGACAACGATGTTCCGATGGACGGTCGTTTCTTCATTATCCCGCCGTCGAGCCGCAACACGCTGATGGGCCTCGCTCGTTACACTGAGCAAGCGTTCGTTGGTGAGGCTGGTTCCAACAACACCATCCGTAATGGTGAAATTGGCAATCTGTACGGTATGCCCGTGTTCGTTACCTCCAACGCCGATGCTGGCGCGGGTAACGGCGGCGCGGATCGTATCTGCCTGATGGGTCATCGTGACTCGATGGTTCTGGTTGAGCAAGTTGGTATTCGTTCGCAAACCCAATACAAACAGGAATATCTGGCTACGCTGTACACCGCCGATAGCCTGTACGGTGTTAAGGCGATGCGTACGTCTGCCAGCTCTGGTGTGGCTACTTCTAGCTCCGCCTACGCTCTGGCTGTTCCGGCGTAATTAGTTGGAGGGGCTATCGAAAGGTAGCCCTTCCTTCTTTTGAGAGGGAAATATGGCACTTTATAAATGTTTGCAAAGTGGAAATACTGTTGAGTTTGTTTTACCGCACGATATTGAATCAATGAAGGGACACGCTGGTTATGTGCGTGTTGACGTAGAAGAAAAACAAGATTCTCAAGAAAGGGTGAATATCCCTTTTTTAGCCCCTAAAAAGAAAATGGGGAGGCCAAGTAAATCATGAAACAAAATAAAAAGTTAAAGCCTGTTCCTAAAGGTTATCATCGTATGCCTGATGGAAGTGTTATGAAAAATAGTTCTCATAAAACACGCAAAAAGGTAAATAAATGAAAGCAACCAAAGGTCAGAAGAAAGTAGCTAAAGTCCTTCGGGAATATAAAGCCGGAAGTCTCCATTCTGGAAAGAAAGGCCCGGTTGTTAAATCAAAAAAACAAGCTGTAGCTATTGCACTTTCTGAAGCTGGTATGGCGAGGAAGCGAAAATGAAGCAAGGACTGTACTCAAATATCCATGCCAAACGCGCTAGGATCGCCGCTGGTAGCGGTGAGAAAATGAGAAAGCCTGGAACTAAAGGCGCACCTACCGCAAAAGCGTTTAAAGCAGCCAAAAAGACTGTTAAAAGAGGTCGATAATGATTAAAAGGGGCAAAGAGCAGTTTCAAGGTTTTAACAAACCAAAGAGAACCCCAAGTCATCCGACTAAAAGCCATGCAGTTTTAGCTAAGTCTGGTGATACTGTTAAATTGATTCGTTTTGGTCAGCAAGGTGTATCTGGATCTCCGGCAAAAATGGGAGAGTCGGAGGCAGATAAAGCTAGACGTAAATCATTTAAAGCAAGGCACGCACAAAACATTGCAAAAGGTAAGTTATCTGCTGCTTTTTGGGCAGACAAGGTTAAGTGGTGATTTGCTTTTGATTTATGGTATTCTCTGCAAAACCTCTAGGTGACAACCCGCATCGGGCCTCCTTATTGATGTATAAAGGATTCTGATGCGGGAACTTTCTGTAGGCGCAAACCCGACTGCTGGCTCAACCTCGACACTTTATACGGTGCCGACAGGTTATCGTGCGCTCTGGAACCTTACTTATATCCACAACACAAGTGGCTCAACCAAGCATATAACTTTAACTTGGTATGACTCTAGTGCTGCTGTTTCTTATAATATTTTAGACCAATACACATTTACCTCTAAAGACTATCTTGAATTGGACGGTGGCTCTTATATAGTTTTGGAGGAAGGCGATCAAGTTAGAGTAACTCCAGAGGCAGGGAGTGCTTTCGCCGTTGCGATGACATTTGTTCTTAAAGGTAATCAAAGAGAATGAGCAAAACATACTTACAAGCGGTTAATGATGTTCTGGTCAGGCTCCGTGAAGTCCAGGCATCAACCGTCACGCAAACATCTTACTCTACTCTTATTGGTCGATTTGTAAATGACGCAAAACGACAAGTAGAGGATGCGTTTAATTGGAACGCATTATTCACTAACGTAACAGTAACTACCTCTGCTGGAGTTAGTTCATATTCTGTTACCGGTAGTGGTAATAAGTTTAGGGTTTCAGATGCTATCAATGTAACATCAGAGATTCCTCTGCAAAACATTTCATTTGCTGAAATGAATAGGTATTTGAGCTTTGGTACCCCTGCTCAGAATATCCCTACTTACTATGCTTTTAATGGTGTTGATGGAAGTTACGACACGAAAGTAAACGTATTCCCTGTCCCTGATAGTGCTTACTCGCTTAAATTTTCGCTGATTATTCCTCAAGCGGAATTATCTTCAGACTCTACTGTTATTAAAGTGGCTGATGATCTAGTAATTCAAAATGCCTACGCTAGGGCTTTGGTTGAGCGCGGTGAAGATGGTGGACTTAATAGTTCTGAGGCTTATGCTCTTTATCGTCAAATGCTTTCAGATTACATTGCTTTAGAAGCAACTCGTTATCCTGAATCTCAAGAGTTTATTGCTATCTAATGGCGCAACAACTTCAAATATTCAGTATTTCAGCCCCAGGGTTTTATGGATTAAACACCCAAGATTCCCCTTTAGATTTAGCTTCTGGATTTGCCTTAAATGCGACGAATTGCATTATTGACCAATATGGACGCATTGGATCTCGAAAAGGTTATACAAAGGTAAATTCAAGTTCTGGCGCTGTTGGATCAAACGACATTCAGGCAATACATGAGCTTGTAGAAACAGATGGAACTACAACTATTGTATTTGCTGCGAATAACAAGTTATTTAAACTTAATTCCAGCAATGTAGTTGTTGAGCTTACCTACGGTGGCGGTGGATCTGCACCCACTATCTCAGCTAATAACTGGAGTATTGCGACATTAAACAATATCGCATATTTCTTTCAGACTGGTCACGATCCGTTAATTTACGATCCAGCAGTTAGCACAACTACTTATCGCAGGGTATCTGAAAAGACTGGATACTCTGGTACTGTTCCAAGTGCAAACATTGTTCTCAGTGCTTATGGCCGCTTATGGGTAGCTAATACCTCTACCGATAAAGTCACAATTTCGTTCTCAGATCTTCTTGCTGGACATATCTGGAATACCGGAACCGCAGGAAGTCTTGATGTATCTAGAGTTTGGGGTCAGGGTGTTGATGAAATCCAAGCACTTGCATCTCATAACGGATATTTGTTTATCTTTGGCAAGAATCAGATTCTTGTCTATAAAAACGCAACCTCACCTGCTGAATTAGTTATTGATGATTCAATCATAGGAACTGGTTGTATTGCTAGAGACAGCGTTAAGGCTATTGGTACGGACATACTATTTTTATCTAACACTGGTATTCGTTCGTTAATGAGAACAATTCAAGAGAAATCACTACCTTTCCGTGATCTTTCAAAGAATGTACGCAACGACTTAATGGATATTGTTGCAGGGGAGGATTTAACAAAGATTAAGTCTGTATTCTCTGAAAGAAACGCAATTTATCTAATTACTTTGCCTTCTGTAAAACAGGTTTACTGTTTTGATACTAGGGGACAATTACAAGATGGTTCGTTACGAGTAACCGTTTGGAATTCTATAGATCCAAAAGCTCTTTACTCTAGGGCCAACGGAGATCTGTTGTTTGGTAAAACCGGTTATGTAGTCAAATACACCGGATATCAAGATGATGGTTCTGCCTACAGGATGCAGTATTACACAAACTACGCCGATCTTGGAAATGTTGCTCAGACTTCCGTTCTTAAAAGAATATCTATTGTTGTTATTGGCGGAACAAATCAATTCGTCACTTTTAAATGGGCATTTGATTTAACTGATAATTATTTATCAGATAACTCGCAAATTCCGATTCAAGGCATTTATGAATACGGTGTTGCTGAATATGGTGCTAATGGCTCTCCAGTTGCCTACTACAGTGATGGACAACTTATACAGACCTTAACTGTATCTGGTACTGGAACTGGAAAACTGGTTCAAACTGGATATGAATCAAATATCAATGGCGCTGCATTAAGTATTCAAAAGATTGAAATTCAGGCCAAAAACGGAAAACTTAGTTAGGAACAATCATGAGTAATTATGTAAAAAGCACTAATTTTGCGACAAAAGATACTTTACCTGCTGGCGATTCCAATAAGATCGTCAAAGGTACTGAGATTGACACAGAGTTCAATAATATTGCTACTGCTATTTCTACTAAAGCAGATACGGCATCTCCCACGTTTACCGGAACAGTAACGCTCCCTACCGGAGCCGTTGGAGTTACTCAATCTTATGGTGATAACGATACTTCTTTAGCTACAACTGCTTTCGTTCAGGCTGCTTTGGCTGCTGTTTATCCAATTATTTATCCTATTGGATCAATATATACAAATGCTTCAGTAAGCACCAATCCTGCAACACTTTTGGGTTTTGGAGCATGGGTCGCTTTCGGTGCTGGCCGCGTTATGGTTGGTTTGGATGCTGGTAATGCAGCGTTTGACACCGCCGAAGAAACAGGTGGTTCTGCGAATGCGACTCTTGTCAGCCACACGCATACGGCGACGGTTACTGATCCTGGGCATAACCATACCGTTAGCGCACTTACGCAAGTTGGTGGTAGCTACGTTGCATTTTCCAATACAGGTTCTCAACAAACTATTACATCTTCAACTAGCACTACCGGAATCACCGTAGCCAACAGCACAGAAGGCGCAAGCGCGACCAACGCAAATCTGCAACCGTACATTGTGGTGTATATGTGGAAAAGGGTTTCATGAAGAATGAACGGACTGCGTGAAGATACCTGTAATTACAACTGATTATTACATTATATATACAGAAGACGTAAATGGTTTGTTATTTGTCCACATGGATGTATTTAAATGGACAAAAAGTATAAAGAAAGAGTTTAGTAAAGATTGGAATGATTGGGCTGGAAAACAGAAGCAAGATATATACGCAATGCCGTTTATAGACGATGAAAAAATGTACAAATGGTCTTTAATTACAGGTTTTGAGGTAGTTGAGAATCACAAATGTTTAGATGGAATAACTAGAAAGCTGTATCTCTGGAGAGAAAATTATGGGTGAGATTGTCGGCCCCGTCTTGGGGTTTATGGGAGCAAAAAAGCAAGCGTCAGCGATGGAATCTGCCGCTGCTCAATCTGCTGCTGCTCAAACTGAAGCCGCAAGGATCGCCGCTGAAGAAGCGCGATTCCGACCTATTGGGATTACGACTAGGTTCGGTCAATCCCAATTTGGGTACGATCCCACTACTGGTCGAGTATCCTCTGCTGGATATGAAGTCTCTCCAGAGCTTAAAGCCTACCAAGATAGAATCATGGCTCTTACAGGCCAGGGTCTTGGCTTTGCCGAACAAGCACCAGGTCTTTATGCCCCGTTACAAGGTGCCGCCACTGGCTTATTTGGATTAGGCCAACAGTATCTTGCGGAGTCTCCACAACAAGCAGCAGAACGGTATATTTCTCAGCAGCAAGAGCTTTTAGCGCCTTCCAGAGAGCGCCAATTTGCTCAACTGCAAAACCGTTTATTCCAGACCGGTAGGGGTGGATTAGCCGTAGGTGGCACTGGTGAGCGTCCTAGCGGTGCTGCTGGTCTTGGTGCAGCCTCTCCTGAGATGGAAGCGTACTACAACGCATTAGCCCAACAAGATGCTCAGTTAGCGGCTCAAGCCATGCAAGCTGGTCAGCAACAAACAGCATTTGGTGCTGGTCTTTTTGGAACCGGTGCTGGACTGCTTGGTAGTTATGGTCAAGGTCTTACTGGTGCGTATGCTCCGTTTACCACTGGTCTTGGAACTGCTGGATCTATTGAGTCACTTGGTATGGAACCGCTTACGATTGGTTCTGCGTTAGGTGGTCGTATTGCAAGTCCTTCTGCTGCTAATGCTTTATTGCAAGGCGGAATTGGTGCGGCACAGACTTTACAACGCGCAGGTGAATTAAGCCCGATGGGTGGTTTCCTTCAAGGTTTAGGAAGGACTGCTAGTGGATATGGTCAAGCAAGTGGAATTCCAAGTTTAGGCCAGCTTGGTAATTTGGCTTATAACTACTTTTCTGGCGCAATGACTCCGCCTACCGCTTATGAGCAAGAGGCAGGAGCATTTGAACCTGGTGGATATTACGGGGGTTAATCATGGCACAAGACTCAATCGTAGGCGGTTTATTCGGTTTAACTCCTGAGATGTATCAGCGTTCTCAACAGGCCGCAGATCAACAGGAAGCAATGCAATTTGCTCAACTTAGTCCATTCCAACAAGCGTCTGCTGGATTCTATTCCGCTGGTCGTGGGCTTGGTCGCGGGATTGGCACTTTGTTGGGTGCTGAAGACCCTCAGTTGCAGATGATTGCTCAACAGCAGCAGATTCTGCGTAATGTTGATCCAAATGATCCTGAGTCTTTAGCTCAAGCAGCAAGGGTTGCCGCAACTTCTGGTAATGCTCAACTTGCGGCGGCATTGTCACAAAGGTCTAATGCAATGCTGTCAAGCGTTGCTCAACGCAGAGCATCTGAAGCACAAACATCTTTGGCCGCAGGTAAGTTGACAATATTAGAGCAACAACAGCAAAGAGAAGATCAATTACAACAAGAATTAGCGAAACTGCCTTCAGATGCGTCAGAGCAACAATTACAGAACGTTTTGCGTAGATATGGCGATTCTAAAACAGTTCTTCAGTCTTTAGAGCGTAAATCTCAAATGCAATTACAGGCAGAGGCGCGTGCAGAACTTGAGAAAGAAAGAGCGCAGCGCAGAGAAGAAGAAAGAGCAAAAGACAGGGAGTTTAAACTTTTGCTTACTTCTTTAACTGCACAACAAAAAAACGCAACAACAGACCTACAAAGACAGATATTGCAGGGCAAAATAGACGATGCTCAAGCAAAACGAGATGAAAAGATTGAAAAGCAATTAGCTTCTGCTGAAGGCGTGGCTTCAGGTACGCAAGTTGTTCTTACAAAAATTGATGAAGCAGAAAAATTATTAGGACGAACAACTACTGGTGTAGGAAGTTATCTATCTGTTATCCCTGGATCAGATGCTAGAGCATTAGCATCAGCATTATCAACTATTAAGGCAAGACTTGGCTTCGATCAGTTACAGCAAATGCGTAATGCAAGCCCAACAGGAGGAGCATTGGGTCAGGTTGCCGTAAAAGAACTTGAGGCACTTCAGGCTGCTCTTGCTTCTTTAGATCAGGGTCTGGATCAAAAAACCTTAAAAACCAATTTAGATCAAATTAAAACCTCATACACCAACTGGCGCAATGCGGCATTTGGGAAAATTGATAAAAAACAACAGCCCAAAACTCCGCCACAAAGTTCTGCTACTCAACCAAGAGAAGTTAATTGGAGCGATATGCCATCTGAAGGGGGTCGCTAATGGATATTCGACTTCCTAATGGAGTATTGGTTAAAAATATTCCAGATGGCACTTCTAGAGAAGAAGTTATGGCTAAAGCAATTTCATCTGGTTTAGCTACAGCAGAAGATTTTATGGGAACTTCTTCACAAAAAAGTGAACAAGAGCCTTCTAATGTAAATGTTGCTTTGAGAGAACCGTCGTTGCCTGAAGATACTTCAGCGGTAACTGGTCGTATTTTGGCGCGTCGTAGGCAAATCACTCCAGAAGAACGTTCCGCAGAAAACTTAGCAATTAGACAAAATGTAACAATACCATTGTTTCAAACTGGTCTTGGCATTGCTGCCGCCCCAGCTTTAGGAGCGGCTGCTGGACTTTTTGGTGCTACTAGAGCATTTGCTCCAATTCTTTCTAGTGCGGGTTTTGCTGGACGAGGCGCGGCTACTACTACCGCTGCTCAACGATTATTAGGTGGCGGTGTTACCGGTGCTGTAGGCGCTGCTGCTGGAGAAGTTATTAGTCCTGAAGAAAAAGAC